AAGTATGTCGCCTATCCCAAATAAGTCCTGGCGTATACGAGCCCAAGGGTTCCAGTGCTCGACGATCTGACATAAGTAACCTCGCTCACGAAGCGCAGCTAAAGACCTCTGAGTAGGACTTACCGACGAACGGCGTTTCTTTTTGGTATCAGCGGCAGAGATTGTCGTCACGATGACAGTCTTATGGGGTTGATAAGCCTAAGATTACTCCATCACAACAAGGAGCCAACATGGACGTACAGATCGCAACAACAGATTACGAAAAGTTATGTATCAGTGACTACGAGCAAGATATTTGGATTTCTATCTGGCATATGAAAGCTCACGCATCTCTACATCTCAACAAAGAGCAAGTAACGCAACTTAGAGACGAACTTAACAAATATCTGGAGGCTGCATGAGCGTTGACTACGATGCTTGGCTAGACAGAAAACTTTACGAATACGACCGCGAGAGGGAACAAAATGACTACCAACAACAGTTGGAACAACAGGAGTACGAACTTGACGAAATACAAGCCGACGAGGAGTGACTGGATCTTATGCACAGCATTAGGGATTTGCTACGGAACACTGCTCTTCCTGTTCATAAAGTAACGGAGCCAAACATGAAATTCAACGAACTTAGAAAGATCAACGTAACCGAGAAGGTCGAAAAGAAAAACGGCCTTTCTTACCTATCTTGGGCTTGGGCTGTAGATACATTGTTACAACATGATCCTACGGCAACCTGGGAATACAAGCCTCACCAAATGTGGGGCGAAACGGTTATGGTCTTTTGTGAAGTCAAAGCATTCGGTGTCTCTCGCACTGCACAACTGCCTGTCATGGATCACCGTAACAAAGCGATCTCTGAGCCAGATGCTTTCCAGGTCAATACTGCTATGCAAAGGTGTCTAGCTAAAGCTATCAGCCTCCACGGTATAGGTCTTTATATCTACGCTGGAGAGGATCTTCCAGATGAAGATAAGCCTTCCGTAGACGACCACATTAAAACGATCTTGGAGGCGAAAACAGTTGACGACTTGAAGGCAGCATTCACGAGTGCGTACAAAGTCTTTAAGAACGATCCTGAGTCCATCAAGCAAATAGACGCAGCCAAGGAACAACGCAAGAAAGAACTGACGGAGATTAAATGAGTCAGATTCTTTCTATTGCCAAGCAATCAGGGGTTCTCATCTCTCACCGAGATGAGTTCCTGAAGTCGGTGGAAAAGTTTGGCCGGTTGATGCTTAACAAGTCTAAACCGCTAACGTCAACACAAACAGCTTACTTGGCAGCACTCGATGACTGGATGTCGCTGAACGATCTGGCAAACAAATTCGGTTGCACACCACAGAATGCCTTGAAGATGATTCGCGCCCTAGAAGCTCGTAAGTTGGTAACGAAAGAAAAACTCTACAGGCAAGCCTGGGCCTTTTACTACAAACGAAAATGAACCTGAACACATTTGAAGAAGGACTGCTGGACTCAATCCAGACAGAGCGTTGCAAGAAACTGCTTTGGTCTGTCATCCAACTGGCAGTCGATGATGCTTGCAAAGCACCCTACAAAACTAGGCCGACAGACGACACGATTACCGCACTTAGGTTCCTATTCGGAGACCTACACGAGTCAGGGCTCGACAATTACATGATGTGGCTTGACGTTGACAGCAAAGAATTCAAGAGGCGCATGGTCAATGCCATGTTCTCAGAGCGTCACGATAAGTTCACCGACTTCGAGAGACGAGCCTTCCGAGCCAACTATAACTGGTACTTACGAAATGAGATCAATCCTAACGACTGAGACTGACCGCAGGAGGGTCATAGAAGCCATAGAAGCCACTGAACTAGGCTACATGGTAACTATCTCCAAACCTCCTCGCACAGCGGCTCAGAATCGGTTTTATTGGTCGATACTGACAGCTTGTGCGGAACAACTAATGGGCCAGCAATATACCCAAGACATATGGCACGAGTGGGCTAAAACGAGGTTTCTACCATCTCGTGTCGTTGAACTTCCTGGAGGCCAAGTCAAAGAGATCGAGCCTTCGACTGCTTCGCTTACCGTGTCTGAGTTTTCGGATCTCGTAGAGCAACTATTGCAGTACGCAATCGAGAAGGGCTTGATCTGGACGGATGAAATGAAGGACGCTGAACTTGACCTAAGGAAGATTGATGTACACAAACAAAAAGTTGCTTGAGGCTTGCAGGAATATGCCTTGTGGATCATGTTTTTGTGAGGACGGAACAGTAGTCGCTGCTCATAGGAACCAAGGAAAAGGCATGGGCATCAAAGTCTCTGATGCTTTAGTAGCATCTCTATGTTTCAAATGCCACTCATACTTAGATCAAGGTAAAGAAATGTCTCGTGAGGAACGTCGAGACTTCTGGAACCAAGCGTACATAAACACAATGCAAGCAATGATCGAACGAGGGATATTAAAGGTGCAACATGGAACAAAGAACTGACGATTGGTTTAAGGCAAGGTTAGGCCACCTAACCGCTTCACGGGCCTCAGACGCGCTTGCGAAACCTGGTACGGCTACGCGTAGGAACTATCAGATTCAACTCGTTACAGAGCGTCTGACGGGCCTACAGAGCGATTCTTTCACAAATGCAAGTATGCAATGGGGCACAGAACAAGAACCTGTTGCTAGGGCTGCTTATGAAGTCCATACAGGGCACTTCGTCGAACAGACAGGGTTTCATACCCACAAGTCGATAAAGTGGCTTGGAGCGAGTCCTGATGGCTTTGCAGGCTCAGGATTGATAGAGATCAAGTGCCCGAATAGCAATACCCATGTTGATTACTTACTAGCTAAGGAGGTTCCCACAAAATACAAACCACAAATGCTCACTCAAATGCTCGTGACAGGTAGGACTTGGTGCGACTTTGTGTCGTTCGACCCAAGGCTTCCTGAACATCTACAGTTATTCGTCGTTCGTTACGAGCCAAAACCGGAAGAGCTAACCAAGATCGAGTCTGATCTAGTTGCTTTTCTCAACGAAGTTAATCAAATGGAGTTGTCGCTATGCCAAAAGAACTAACAGGAAGTATCAGCAAGAACAAGAAGAAAGAAAAGGATGTACACCCAGACTACCGAGGTTCAGCAATGATTAACGGGGTTGAATACTGGATCTCAGGATGGGTTAACGAGGGTTCCGACGGGAAGTATCTTGGGCTAAAGTTCCAACAGAAAGACGCGGAAACTAGACTTGCTAAGACTAACGATGACGAGGATGTGCCATTCTAATGTTAAGCGTACACCACCAAACCATGTTGAAAAAAGCGTTTGCAAAGCGTCCTGCAAACATTTCGGATGACTCTCCGGTCTTAGAGAGGGTCATTCACATCATCAAGTCTGAGGCTCCGGAGTGTTTCTGGAAGCCTACGGAACTAGAAAAACGGAGGTTCTTTAATGCACCACGGCCAGGAACTCCTCACGAGGATGCGGTCTATCCGTTCCCGAAAGGCTTACTATGAGCAACTGGAAAGAGTTAATCGAGAATCAGACGATGAAAGATCGCTTCAGACCCGTCGAGGAAATCTGGAGGGAACACGGATGGATTCCACCGTCCACACATTGTCCGGACACAATGGCAAAGCACAAAGCGTTTAAGGAGTGGTCGATCCGTGGCATCGTGGATCAACCTTATCAAGAACGTTAAGTCATCTGATGTTGAGGAGATAGCGGCAGCGTACGAAAGTGCACTGCCGTTTGTCGTTCAGGACTGGGCAAAGATGATCTTAAAGTTAGCTAAAAGCAAACGACTTCCGATCATCGAGAAGATCGACAAGGTACACGGGGATAAGATCGGCCAGATGGTGCGAGATGAAGTTACCGCGCAACACAAAAGACCTAAGACTTAGCTGGAGGAACAACACCCTTAACGCGTTCAAAACTTCTCATGCCCGCAATCCCCAACATACCGCTCAAAATAACCCATAGAGCGTCGGTATCTAGCATGGGAGGAGGCTTTACCTCCGCGGGAACGATCTGTTCTGCTTGCATCCAAGTCCACGCCCAGACCAGTAACGGATAAGCAAAAAACTGGTAGAACATCGCTCCAGCACCAACCCAACCAATAGCCGGTCGCCAACCAGCAACAAACATGTTCTGGTTAGCTGCTTCGACCTTGTTAACTTCCATCTGACCGAGGTCTATCGCCTGGTCGATACGCTTGGCCTCTAGCTCAAGTTCCATGCGTTCCTTATCGGA